TTCCATTTCTAATGCAGATAAATTTTTAGTAGGGGTTAGCCTGTATTCCGATCTATCGGGCATCTCGTATCGACCTGATGCCCCCGGTTTATTAGCTAAAAAATACATAAATCCTTCAGGAGCTTTTCGATTATCAAAAGAGTCAAACCCAAATCTAGGTTCACGACTACCTATACCCCCACTACCAGCAGCTACCGGAGTTACGCCATAGTCTTGCTCTACAGTGCTTATTGGAGTTTCCATTCTCGTAGGAGGCATGACAGGCATTGACCCTACACCTGTATCATAGGAAGGATAATTTGCTATCAGAGGAGCATATGCCATAAGCCCTAAAGAATCATCTTCTACAGGACTAGTAGGGTCTACTTCCCCACCTTCTTGCATTTTATTTAAATAACCACCAGAGGCTCCATATATACCTGACGGACTAAAATATCCAAACTCGCTACTACCAAAACCAGAACCGGGATATCTAACCCGTCTTCTATAAGGGCCAGCTAACCCAACGTCAGTTATCATATCGTCTTCAGCTTCTACTGGAGTAGCTGCTAACGCCCCTGCAGCCCCTGAAAGTCCTAATCCTATTGTACCTGCAGGGTTTTCTGTAACCCTACCTAAAAAGTTAGTAGCGGGAGTTTTTGTAAATTTTCCTGCGGTAGTTGCTACATTTTGAGTATCCTGAAGCCGATTTATAGTAGGTATTGTAGTTGCTTTAGGGCTTCCTACTGCTTCATTTACCGCATCTCCAGTTCCTTCAGGTAAAAATTTTGATCCTAGTCCATAGGTAAGCCCTGCGGTTAAACCACTAGTTAATGCTTCCTTGCTATTAGAACCTGCTAGTAAACTACCCAAACCTGACCCTACACCCGATAAAGCTGCTTTAGCAAAAACACTAGAGCCCGCTAAAGTAGGAGCCATTGCTGGAAGAGCAATAGACCCTGCAATGGGTAAAGCAAACCGTAGAAAATCTCTAAACTTAAACGCTTCTGGTAGCCCTGTCTCAGGGTTAATTGTCATCTGCCCCGGAGCTAAAGATGCTATTCCTGCTACTTCTTCGGGGTTCATGTGGACGAGCATGGAGTCCCCATACCGTCCTTTACTTGCTAATTCTTGTGCTGTTGGGTTCATCATGTCGCTACTTTCAAAGTTCCACTGTCATTGTAAATAGTTCCTACGGCTAAACCTGACGCTGAAGTCGGTAAATTACTCAATATTATATGTGTTTTTGATGTTGCTGTGTCAAATTCTGTATCTATAATCACCCCACCATCGTTATCAAGTATCTGTAATCTTGCGGTTTGGAATATTTCTGGAGTGTCATAGCGAGTAAAAAACAATCTGAGCACACGGTTAAGCTCGTCCAAATACCTTCTTTCATACTGCATTGGTGGTGTAGGTAGTATTGGTACAGCCATTATCGTTTCCCGTCTGTTCTAATATCCATGCGTGGTGTTCCTAATTGCCATTTAGTTCCTATAGAGGAACTTCCATCAACTCTAAATTTCATCTGCCTACCTCTAGCTCGTACGTTTACAACGTCTGTGTATAACTCAGTAGGTGATAATGCACTTGCAGTAACCGATTTAGCGGTTTCTGTGGTATAGGATGCACCCGAAAAATTACGGGGTGTAAGTGTTAAAGACACATCTGGGGCTGTAGCTGTAGACCCAGTAAATGAAAGATCAGGTATTATACGCCATACAAATCCAAAACGCTCGCCATCCCCTATATCAAAATCCGATGATTCTACATAAGAACTAATAGATGTGGCTGAAGTACCGGACAAATCGTCAATCCCGCTTTCATGGTATAAAAGTCTGCTATTATAATCTGCTGCTATTGGGTTACTTTTTGATCCGCTGTCAAGCCAAGCACTTCTTGCCATAGTGCCAAAATACCATAGGTTTTCAAGATAGTTATATATGACGTAGGAATCTACACTATTAGAACCACTTGAGCAGTAAAACCACCAGACCTCATTAAACCCTTCATTCCCCCCTGCAAAAATTTGAAACTTCTGATCGACATTCATACCATCGTATACATAAGACCGTAGTGTAGATGGTAAAGCTCTAACCTGTCCATCGTATACATAGAATTTATCATTGCCCATCCAAAAAACCAAGTTATTTGCAGTAAGAACTGAGTTAGGAGATATAATAGATATGTTGTCAGCTATTAGATTAAATGTGAAAACATAGGGTAAACCAACAAACTGCATTGAATATATAGCTGAATCTGTAAATATAAGTATTTCTTGTCGAGTTTGTATAGCAGTAACTATTTGACTGCCCCTGTCTAATCTATAATCACCTGCTGTATTGTCACTTCTAGGAACCCACATGGCTTCGTCTTCAGATGCTGACCATCTAATCTGTAGAGCATCAAATGCCCCACTAGCCCCGCCAAATCTATCTGTGCCTAGACATACAACGTGTCTTGACTGATCGGCTACTAAAATAGAAGTAGCTGTACGAGGTATGTAGGCTTCATCAAAACCTGTGGCACTACTAGTACGAGCACTTAAAGCTACCCCTCTGGTGCTCATGCCCGCTGACTTATCCCAATAGTAAACACCTCCTTGATACACATTAAATACTAAATCTTCTCCAAACGTATCGTGCGACCATATACGTAATTGCGAAGCAAGATTAGCAACTCCTGTAGTTCCCCACGTAGAAGTAGTTGTATTCTCTTTACGAACAGATACCGCACCCCCTGCAGATGAATCAGAGCTATCAGGGTCATAAGTAACTCCGTTTATTACCAAAGATATTGTGTAGGAATTAGTATTGATTTTAGTGATTTGAAAAGCCGTAAGCATAACATCCGTACAAGCAAAAGCTGTTCTACCGTCTGTACCGCTTAGAGCAAAAGAAGTGCCTATGGAGTTTATGTAAATATAATCTCCTGTATCTAGACCATGTCCTGTATGAGTTACAGTAACTGTAGCACTACCTGCACTTACATTAAATGGGTCTGTGCCTAAAGTAACATCCAAGTAATCAGGCCATGTATCAGAACCCCACCCTGCTGCGTAACTAAAAGACTCTGGCCCTGTATTTAATTGGTAATTTGCATCTGTAGCAGAGCCACCATTTCCAGAATCCGAAGCGTTAGCTGTAGCACTAGCAGTAAAAGTATAAACAGTAGAACTTAATATAGCCGTGATCTCATGCTCAGTATTTATTACGGCAGCCGTTATAAGCCCACCTAAACTAACAGCACTCGATAAAGTTACATAATCCCCCACTGCCGCCCCATGTCCTGCACTATCTGTAGCTGTTATTACAGCTGATCCATTGGTTGCAGCCAATGTGGTTGTGTTTGAATTAGTTGCTCGCACAGGAGTAACATCATTAAATGTGCCACCTTCTTCTATATAATACTTTTCATTAGTACCTACACCCGTTAAGTTATCTCCATCAAGAGCTACCCAATTTATAAGATTACGAGCTGTACCTGCGTATTGATTAGCTGATACTCTAGTCCATCCGCCTATTTGTTCAGGAAATCCTGCTTTAAAGCGTACTTTATCCGACTTATACCACCCGCCCTCGTTAGAGTAATTAGATACTTCTCTATTAACTCCCGGCCTAAATTGTAGTTTCTGCAACATCTGTATTGCCTTCCTTTAACGCCCCACAACATTCACCCGTTTCGTTTATCAGTTTGCTGCCACAACATTCTGTCTGCGGTTCTTTTTGCAAATTCTCTTGCTTGTTGTTCTGTTTTAAATTCTTTAACTCTAGTTTCATTTGGTATCATCCAATTATCATTTACATGCACAACCCGCCATACCCCAGATTGATCCATATACACTTGCCACTCATGCAAAAAGCCTTACTCCGTCCTTATCAATAGTCAACGCATTTTTTCTAGCTTTTACACCAACTTCACTTGGTACAGATATATGCACCCAACTATCATACTCACAGATTACCTGATCGTAACTTATACCTGAATCTATTATTTTTCTAACAGCTTCTCTAGGAGTATACCCTGATACACGTATATCAGCCGCACAAGCCTTTAAATGCTGACTGGAGCTGGATGAACCTACGGCTTGATTGAGCTCTTTATTTCTGAACCCAGAATTAATAAATATCGGAGCATCAAACATATTTCGTAATTCTTGTAGCATATAAGCCAACCGTCTTAAATTACTTATTTCTACAGCATTGGGGGTATTATTTATACCTAACCTAGCCGCTGTACCTGATGCCGTAAGTTCTTCTAAAGTAAAATTAGGTGTCAACTGCATCTAGTATTACCCTCCCATCTTTTTTGTAGTACGTCATTATTAAACAACATTGCTCTACTGGAATATCCTTACACCTTTCTGCTACTATTTCTTGAATACGTAAAGATAATTTGCCTTCTTTCATTAACGTATCTACTTCTAGTTTTAATTTTTCCCACCACGCATTTCTACTTCTAGAATGTGCTTCGTTTATAGAGGGAGTTCCCCAAGCTGCGTTTATACGATCTAGGGGTAATCCGCTTTTAACACTATCAAATATATACATAGCTAATTGAACCCTAACCTCACAATACTCACTTTTAACATCTTTATCCGCTTCTACCTTTATATTAACTAAAAAACTAGTAAGAGTAATTATTATAGCTAAAACACCAATAGCAAATACTTGTCTACTCATAATGTTATAACTTCAGCATCAGTTTCTATCCATACCCTAGCTCCACACGGTAAAGGTTTATCAGGACTGTATATAACTTTAGATGCCCCTTTTATTTCTACTTCATTTGCGTAGGTATTAGTTTTGTATGTTTTAACCGTAAGACAAGGTTTTTTTTCTCCTGTTTTATAGTTACTACGAATAACGTGCTGATTTACGTGTATTTTCTTTTTCATCGTTTACCAAAAAATTTAGTTGCACTTCTTACTCCGAAACTAGCCGCTACAATCACACCTAGACTGTATTGATACCACGTTGGCATCATCTCTAATTGTTCAAACCCACTCTCAACAATACCCTCTGCTCCGGGAATAAAGGCAAGAATCAAAGGAACAGAAAATAAAATAGTAAGCCATTCATCTTTAAGGGACTGCCGACTACCTTCAGCCATAATCTTGTCCCAATTTCCTTCTTGCAAAGACGTTTGCTTATAAACTTCTGCCTCTGCCTCTGCTTTGGCTACAGCAACTTTAGTCTTTCCTCGCTGTTTTTCTACTCTGGATTCAACAAAACTTCCCACTACTGATGCTATAGGACTAATTAAACTTTGCCACATTATGCTGTTCTCCTATACTTTCTAACTTTTTTAGCAATTTTTTTAGGTTGTTTAGCCACCTGTTTACCAGCTTTCGTTGCTTTTCTTTTTGCTTTCGTGGTAGCCGCATACTCTGCTGAGGTTAAACTTTTTATAGCTGCTTCTGGTAAGTATCGTTCTCCGGTAACGCTACTTTTCTTGCCCGACTTAGTCCTCCATTTTTGTTTAGTCCAAGACTTTAATGACCTTTGTGACTTTTTTAAACTCATGATTTATACCCACCGCCAGCTTTTTTATAAGCTGCGGCTAACATTTGAGCTTTACGAGCACTCCATTGCCCCGGATTGCCCCCCTTTGCCCCTGCCTTAATTCTGCTAAACAAACGTTTACGCATAGTAGGTTTGGTATAATTACCAGCTTCATTTACCCTACTTTTAGATTTTTTCTTTTTTACCGCCATTTCGTTTACTCCATGCTGATGCAGCCATAAATGTAGCTACTATACCTAAATTAGTAATACTCCAAACTTGCAAAAACGGAATAATAATATTTAACCTTGCTTCTGACACTAGTGGGGTTAACACTACAACTACACCTGCACATACTGACAATAAAGAAACCCAGACCATTCTGCGTTGTTGGTCAGCCATACGATCAGAGTTTTCTATACGGATCATACGCTCTTCTCTTCGGAGTTCTTCGTCTGATACCACACCATCTCCATCTAAATCGTGTTTAGCATATCGGCTATCAGGTTCAAATCTTTTTTGCCCAGTCAATTCACTTACTCCATACGTAAAAATGCTCACCACTTCCCTGCTTTTTTGCCCATGTCAATCATTAGATCAATCATGAACCAGATCATAAACCCCCCAAATCCTAAAATCCCTACTACAGTCCCCCAATAAATAATGTCATCAATTCTTTTCTTTCTTAATGCTATTTCTCTTTCTTTGGCTAGTTTTTGTTCTCGCATCATTGTTTGGCGAGTCTTTAAAAAATCCTTCCAAATCTGTCCTCCGTCAGGGTATGGCCCCCATAATAACTTTTGTTTTATATCTGCCAGTGCCTGTCTCGCATTTCTCTCTGCTGTTACTATGTCCATAGCTTGCTGGTTGAGAGATTTGTTTTTTCCTTTTCCTACCTCTTTTTTTGCTTTAGATAAAGTTTCTGTATGATCAAATAATTTCCCTAAGTCTTTTGTAACTTCATTAACATCTTTAGCAGCAGAAATACCCTTTTTTACTAATTCGGTAGCTGTCTTTACTCCTGCTATAGCTAGTCCAATAGTTGCGGGGTCTAACATTACTTTTCCTTACAGGATATGTAGGTTTCATATATCCTCGTTATCTTTCACTAATCTTAGTCTAGTTGCTTCTGTTAGAACTTTATGGCTGCTTTCATTAGCCTTAACCATCTCATTCCTAAATGATTCTACAGCTGCACCTGTACTTCTTTGTTGTTGGGAGTTCTCTACAAGCAAAACCGGAAGCCATCCTACTGCACAGCCCCAGTCATCTATTTCTTCTCCAGTATTAGGGTTATGCCCCCTCAGTTGCGTAAACCAAGCACATTTTAACTCTATGCAATCTTTTTTAATTAAAGGACAAAAAGACCCGGCTTTTAGTTTCATTAAGAATCCTTAGAGCAAATTATTACGTCTATGTAATTAACCCCTACATTTGTTGTACCTGAAGCTGAAAGACTAGAAGTAGCTGATAACGCAGGTATGCTGTGCGTGTGTGCTGTAGAAGATGCTTTTGAGGTAGATTCAGAACCTGATGTACTTGACCCCGATCCACCTGTAGCACCTGAAGTTTTACTGTTTACTCTTGTAGTGGAATCCCCTCCTCCAGCACCATCTGTATTTTCTGAAGCCTGTACACCTGCATGTGTATATACGTAGTGAGTGTGACCGGGAATATTTTCTATAGTAAGGGCTGTACCACCAGTAGTTCCTGTGCCTACAGATGTAGATACACTACCAGATACTGTTACCGCCCTACTTGTAGCAAACGCTGTAGTAAACGCTACACTACCACCTGATCCTCCACCTGAACCACTAACTACTCGTAGAGCTTTATCGTTATGACTAGTAGATTTAGTCCAACCAGTAGGAGCCGCAGATTGATAAAACAACATTACAGAACCAGTAGGTATAATAGCAGCAGACACCCAAGCAGACCCATTAGACCGCAATACATTACCACTTGTACCTGCAGCTGTTAGCCCTGTACCTCCACCCCCCGGTGCTAATGCTGCCCCTAAATTAGTTAAGCCCGCAACTACATTTGTGCCATCACAAAATACTAAAACCTTATCGCCATTAGCAATAGTCACCCCTGACCCAGAGGATGTTTTAAAGACAATAGATTGACTGCCAGAAGTGGCATTATCAACTACATATAATTTTTCTTTAGTAGGGCAGATAACATTTCTAGAAGCAGACAATGTGCCTGTCAGTTTAATTATCATCTGTCTTGCTTCATCACTAACCCCACTATTAGCTGTTAGGGTGTAATTAGCATCTGACATAGACACTGTAGCGTGTCCCGCTATTGCTTCTTCTATAAGCGTTCCTATATTTACATTTGTGGTTGTACCCCATGTACCCGACTGTTCGCCTGAGCCTATAAGTTCTAACCGTAATCTATCCGAATATGTACTTGCCATTTTTTATCCTATTAAGAAGGTATTTCCGTCCAAATTGTACTAGGTTCTGTTATTTCCGTCCAACTACCGGAAGGGCCGTTTGATATCGCTGACCATTGTCCATCTGGGCCTTCTGGGACAGTTGTAAAAAATCCTGCAATACCACCTTCACCTGCGGTGATAAGTAGTCCATCAACACTAACTCCAGCACCTCCCCCCGGTGTTACATTATTAGTAGCAGAAGTAACAACACCTGCAGTGGTAACTGTTATATTACCTGCCCCAGTAAGAGTAACGCTTGCTACCCCAGAAGTAATAGCCCCTGCAGTAGTTACAGTAATCCCTGCTCCACCAGCAACTGTAACGCTAGATAACCCGGATGTTATTGCACCTGCAGTGGTAACTGTTATATTTCCCGCCCCACTAGGAGTAACACTAGCAACAGCTGAAGTTATAGCCTGTCCTGTTAAGGTTATCGCCCCATTAACATTAAAGTTACCATCTGAAAAACCTGTAGCTGAATATTGGGGCGTACCAAACATTTATTTATCCAAATTGTTTAAATATATTATATAAACTAAAGCAATACTAAATCCTACTAAAGCTAACCCTGCTAAAACTATAAAAACAACATCAAAGAACCACTGTAATTTAAAACAATTCAAAATTGTGTGCGATTAACTACGGCTAGATATGCCGATCTCACAGAATCCGTATGATGCTCCGCAGCTAATGCTCTTATCTCATCACTCTCAGCACTTACATCGTCAGCTGGAGATATTGTTCTGCGATGTATAGCACCGTCTGTGTCTTCGCTAATCTCAATAATTTTAAATTCTCCTACCACTCTCGCTGTCACACTCATCAAAAAATCCTTACGCTGTCATAAATACTAAACTAAGTTGAAAATCAGAGTTATTATTAAAAAGTGAATCCGTCAAACTACTTCCTCCATCTGTTGTAAAAAATAAAGCAGAAGCAGCGTTTTGATTAGCACCAATAGTTATCTCATTTTCTTCCATTCCAAAATTTGCACCGTAGTTCAGCGGTTCTGCTCCGGGTTGATTTATATTCGCAGCCGTAAAAGGTAGAGTGATATTAGCTACACCACTTGAACTTCCTTTTGAACTTAAAGTCACACGCACCGTTACAAAGCATAGTCTACCAATCTTTGTGTAGAATCCTACTTGGTTTGAATACCCTATTCCAGTGGTTCCACCCCCAAAACTAATTGCAGGTGTATACGTTCCCTCCTCATATGCTTTTGTTGCTGCTACCCCTAAACCTAGAGATGTTCGTGCAGTTGCCCCAGATTCAGCTACAAAATTACTACCATCACCTACGATAAAATTACCATCTGTAACTGCTAACCCCGCCACATCAGTTAACTGGGCATCTGACGCTTGAGCCCCAATGTCTGACAGCACCTCACTAGCAGACCTTCCCTCTATATCTGTCCCATCTACCCTAAGAAAATCATTATCTGCCACACCGGACGTAAATTTAGCTACATTTGTGTTAGATATTCCCGTATCTAATACTGCTGCCGTTCCCAACCCTAAAGATGTTCGTGCAGTTGCTCCCGATTCTGCTACAAAATTACTGCCGTCACCAACAATAAAATTACCGTTCGTTACCGCCAATCCCGCTACATCCGTTAGTTGGGCATCAGACGCTTGGGCTCCGATATCACTTAAAACTTCAGAAGCACTCCTACCCTCTATAGATACCCCATCTACTCTAAGAAAATCGTCATCTGCTACACCAGACGTAAATTTAGCTACATTAGTGTTAGATATACCAGTATCCAGAACTGCCGCTGTGCCTAAGCCTAGAGAAGTCCTAGCAGTCGCTCCTGTTTCCGCTACAAAATTACTACCATCACCTACGATAAAATTACCATTAGTGACAGCTAATCCTGCTACATCTTGTAATTGAGCATCCAATCTAGCATTTGCTACAGTGCCTGATAGCTGACTTGCGTCAATAGTCTTGTTAGTAAGAGTTTGGGCATCACTAGTAGTAACCGCCTTTTCTGAAGGATACGTAACAAATACATCTTTAGTTCCTGCAGAAAAATCTACAGCACTATTAGAGTTACTTGATTTTAATACTGTAGTTCTAGCTAAAGTATTTGAACCAGAAGTTGATACTGTGCCTAACCCTACCTCAAATTCATTAGCATTTTGGTGGGCTATAGCGTAGTAAGTAGTATTAGTGTTTCCTATGGCAGAAGCAAAAGTTTGATACGATTGAGCTGCCCCACCTAGAGTTATAGTTCCGGTTCCTGTAGTAGTTGTAGTCTCCCTAACTCTGTCTGCTAATACAAACGCCATCTATCATCTCCTAGGCTAACCTTATTATAGCTGTAGATGCACCTGCAGCTGGAAAGGTAATTGTAAAGTCTCCTGCTGTAGCTGTAATATCACTGCCAAAGTTTAATATGACACATGCAGGATTAGTTAGTGAAGCAGATGTAGTATTAGGCGTGGAGTTGTATATCATCGCCCCACGAGCTGTAATTGTTACTGTCGAAAAAGTTAAGTTACTAAAATCACATACAGCCGTACTACTATCTAAAGCGGGGTCTATAGAAGTTAAACTAGCCCCTCCTGACGAATAGTTAGTACCTGAAACTTCGTTAGAAGTAGTAAATGCTGTAGTGCTTGCACTTAAACTAGCACTTGATGTATATAAAGCTAATTTAAAAGTATCCCCCGAAGACGCATCAAAATCGTGAGCCCCGACTAAAAGTTCTTTTTTGAAGCTGTTACATACTGCTTGTGTAATTGCCATTAAAGTCTCCTGATAATTTCTGCTGCATCTGTATGTCCAGCGTTATTTAACTTATTTACCAAAGTAGTTCTATCACTTTTAACTGCTTGTTTCAAATAGTGTAATATAACTTGTTTTAGCCTATTTTGATAGGCCATAGCTTGATCTTGTAGAGGTTTTGGTGCGTCTTTCCCCACATATATTATATTGGAGATAGCCATTTCTGTAAGCTCTTCAGGGGTTAGCCCCCTATTAGAAGTTGCATTTACTGTTACATTTCCAACGCTACCGTTTAAAACCTCACTAAACATTAAGTTACCTCGTATCTAACTTGCCCTGATCTATAGGCATCTCGTCTATCTTTACCATCTCCTAACATCTTTAACTGACGCATACCATCCGCATATCGTTCTTTATACAAAGTCAAAAGGTCTGGATCGCCCTTCATAAAAGTATATGCCTCTAGTAAACAACCATACAATAAAACTTGATCGTAATTAGTTCCTAACCATGTGGTTGTTGCTGTAACAATAGATGTAGGCATATAGTAATAATGTAATTCAAGAGAATATGCAGCATCAGGCACTGGAGCCATTAATATAGTATCGTCATCAAACAAAGAATAATACTTAGGTAACCCAGTAGTAGAAGTGCTGTTATATGCCTCTCGTATCCAGTTTACATCCTTATTTATTAAATAAGAATACGCCCCACTATTTATAACCGCCAAGGAATACGCAGCTAAAAAATCATCTGGTAACTGTAAATAAGTGTTTCCTGAAGCTGTAAGTCCCGTAGAGTTTTTACGAAGTACAGGCAACTGTACCTCATTATATATACGTCTTTCTGCTTGCTTAATAAAAGAATCTAAATTATTTACAAACGTAGTTTCAGCATTCTCTGTGTAATCCTGAATAGCTTGCTTAAGTTCTGTGTAATTCATCGCATATATCCGCTAAATAAAGACATTAACCCACCGCCAAAAGGTGAGTTGTTAAAACCACCGCCATAACCACCGCCATATCCCATCATAGGAGACATTCCGTAGCCACCATAACCGCCATACCCCATCATTGGAGACATTCCATAAGAGCCTAATCCATACATACTTCTACCACCATACCCAAAAGGAGAGTATTGAGGTGGTCTCATATAACTTTGGAATTGCTGCATCAAATAGTTATATGGATTAAATTGCTGACGTTGCTGTACAGATTGTGGTTGCTGTGGTTGTTGTGGTTGCTGTGGGGGTTGTTCTATAGGATCAACTATTACAGGTGGAGGTTGTATAGGAGTTTGTATAGACGAAATAGGTTTACTACCAATACCCGGCAAATCTACACCAAAACCGGGCATCCCTAAGTTTTCCGGTGTATTTACATCATCTAATTCACTACCTATATCGTCTATTGGACTCATGATACTGTCACCGTTACTGTTCCTACTCCAGAACTCATTTGTGTGCTAACTGTTCCAGATAAACTTAAATTACCATCCCCTACAGGATTCCAACCAAAAGCCCCTCTACCTGCTATAGCTCCTGTTGGCCTAGGGTCTTTTAACGCTTGCGGGTCACTTATTTTGTACCTACCCAAAAAATTCTGTGGGTGATCTTTGTCAAAAACATCTTTGCCAACTCTAAGCCCTGTACGCACCCCCGCACTATACTCATGCTTTAAATCCTTGAGTTTATATCTAAACCCTGTCCGATCACAAAACCCAAAAGCATGCTTTCCTGTAGCGTATTTAGGCATACTTACGCTAATCTTTTACTTACTTTATTCCCTCTAGTAGAAGCTCCTTTTCCTTTCATCGGAATGGTCTGTGTTGAAGGAATATTGTTTGGATACCCTGCAAAATCAGGCACAGGTACGTTTTTAGGTTGTTGATACACAGTCTTTTCTTTCATAATTTTCTCCTATATTGAACTTATACTAGGCACAAACTGTACTGAAGCTTTACTCCTATCTTCATCTGCGGCTAGGGTAAATTGTTCTTCATATGCAGCTTTTAATAATGCCACTCTGTTAAGGTCTACTTCTGGTCGTTTTAATGCTATTTGATAAGCAAGCCCTGCAACCAAAGGAGGGATGAAACGACTAGGAGCGTCATAAGTGTTAGAAGCAGCAGCACCAACATCTTCAATCCTGCGAATACGCCAATACACCAATGTGTAAGTAGATGCGGAGTCTGGCACAGGCCAGAGCGTAACTGTTGGAGTTGCTTGTCTATCCACATAAATCTGTACAGGCTTTCCCTCACTATTTTTAGATGTCAGTGTAGCATAAGTAGAGCCTGAAATACGGGTAAGGGATTGATCTGACTGTGTTGAGCCTGAACCTGTACGAATAACATGCTCTAACAAATCTATAGTATCTGATGGTAACGTATAAGTAGCAGTACCAGCCGTTATAGATACTGTGCCTTCTGCTACAGTCCATAGGTTTAACCCTCTATTAGACCATTCAGCAGACATTATATTAAGGCTACGTCTAGCAGTTCTTAAATCATAACCACTACGCATCTCTAACCCACAGCGTTCAAATGCCTCTTCGCATATCTCCGCTATGTCTGGGTTAAACGCTGCTGTGCCACTAGTCGCCACTATCTATTCCTTCCCCTAGTTTTGCCTCTTAGAGCAATACCATCTATTTTACCACCCATACTATACTTCATGACTTTACCACCGCCCATCATCCCTTTATATTTCTTTGGTGTCCCATTTGTTTTTTTGGTTGTTGGGCCTTTCTTTTTACCAACCATCTTTGCTGCCTCTTTTACCCCCGGACTAACTTCTGGGTAACTCATCTTTTTGCCGACCGTTTTTGGTACTTTTTTACCAACCATCTTTGCTGCCTCTTTTACCCCCGGACTAAGGTAAATTTTGCCACCGTCCTTCATTCGAGACATATTCTTTTCAGCTCGTCTTTTAGGGCTTTTCATCATTAATTCGTCTACTGCTTTAGTAGGTCTATCACCTTTACTTGGTTTGTTGCTTCGTATCTCTTGTCGCTTGTAGGATGCCTCTTTCATGGCATCTTTTTGGGCTTTTCTCATAGTGTCCATTTTTTTCCTAGACTTAGCCATTTGTTCTTTTTCTCTCGCCTTGACAAAATCAGCTCGTTTTTTAGGGTTTTTAGCTATTTTTTCTGCAGCTGTACGCCCTACACGTTTAATTAGTTCCTTACCCATTTGTCCTGCTAAAAATACTGCTATTGGAATCTGAACCCCCATATCACACCATCCTTCCTTTGGTTTTGCCTTTTTTAGCCATACCGTTTACAGGGCAAGACACTACCCCACCATGCCCATATCTAACTTTACCGCCCATTTTCATCTTTTGTTTCATGTAACCACCGCCCATATACCCCATACGTTTAACTACTTCAGGGGCTTCTTTTTTTAAAGCTCTTAAACCGGGGTTCATGCCACCACGCTTCATAGATTTCATTTTATCTCTTTTATGCATCCCCATAGCCATAGCTGCAGGAGATAACATAGCCAAAGGTCTATACCCTTTTTTGCGAAGTTTTTTTGCTGCCATAGGCAGTAGTCCCATCATTGCCATTATTTATTACCCCCATACTTGCCGTAGTTACCAATCATCTTTTTTCTCCGCTTAATTTCCTTATTCATAGCCTTAGTTCTTTTTACATCAGCCGCAGATTGAACTGTTTGTGTACCACCCCCTGAAGGGCCAAATACGTTACCCCCCGGCTCTAGTGGTAATTTGTGATATTTATTTACCATATTTACCTTTCCTCATAACTTTACCGCCACCCCTCATAGCACCATAATCAGCTTTGGGTGTTTGCAATTCCTTTATTCTTTTTCTTTTTTTAGCTATTTTTAACATACCTACAGTAGAACGAGGGCCACTAAGAAGACCTTTAGAGCCCCTTCGTGCAGTTGTTTTATCAGATTCTTTAAGAAGCCTTTGTAATTCTGGGTTTTTATTTCTAGCTTTATCAAGTCGTTTAACTGGAGGAGCTGCTTTGGGTTTAGCTTTGGGTTTAGCTTTAGTTGTAGGTTTAGCTTTAGCTAGTTCAGTAGTATATTTTTTACCTCGCCACGTAAAAGTTTTAGCCTTCTGATTAACTCTTTTTTCATTAAATGCTTTTTTAAAAGACATTTTATCCAAAGCATCTTGAGTTGGGCTTCTAAGTTCCTTAGCGGCTTTTTCTATTCGACTCATTCGTCCCCTTATGCGTTTCTGCCTACCACCAGCCGGGCCTTCATCATACTCTCGCATAACACGTTTTCTTTTTTTCTGCCTTTCTAAAACAGCCTTAAGGCTCGTACTGTCTCTTTTTTTCTCTTTATCTATTTCTGCCAATCTTCTTCTAGCAGTAATCCCCCGTTCTTTATACGTAGCCATAATTAATTTTCCTTATTAACTAATTTTTGCACCGTTTTAGTTTCCCATATGCGAATAGCAAACCATACAATAGTAAAAATTCCAACTAGTGCCTGAATATACCCAAAAAACACTCCAACCCCTAGAGTCGCAGACACCCCGTCTATAATAGGTTTTATAGATTCAGGGTTGTGTTCCATTACTTGCCTACCTTCTTCATAGCTTTTTTATGGGCGGCAGTAAAAGTGCTACCGCCCTTCATTAACTTACGCATCATAGTCATATGCTTAGATGTATGATGTACTGAATGTTTTTTTAGCGTATTTTTCTGACGCTCTGTAAGTTTTTTCTCTTTTACCATTTTACTTTATCCGCCCAGTAAGCTGCTGACATCTTACCCTTCTTTATATTCTTACCGTGTCTAGCTTTGAAGGAACGTCTTTTAGCTTTCATACGGGCAGATTCTCCTTTCTTAGGTTTACCTGCTGTCCCTTTTACAGTACCAACTTTTTTACCTTGTTGACCAAAGCGTATTACCTTCTTCTTACCCCCCGCACAAGCCTTAACAATATGAGACTTTTTAGGATGATTAGGAGTACGCCTTGGTTTATTGCAAGGCATTTTCTTTTTATTTACACGAGCGACCATTTATCCAGTATAAAAGATAGTTATATCAGGAACATTCGATCCAGCTATAGTTACATGAATGTCTGTCTCAAATAACACACCATCATCGGGGATATAAATATCGTTGACACCGTTTTCTATACGGGCTAACAAAGTCAAAATAGTAGTGCCAGAACCCCCACCATCTTTAAATGTTATCGTATCATCACCATCGGCAGTGTAGATAATACCTTTTAACCTAGCTCGTCTATTAACTAGAGTGCCTGTAGCAGTAACTCTAGCAACTTTTACATCAGAAGACATAAGTACCTCCTAATTTAAGATGCGTCAGAAGAGCTAGACAATCCAAAGAATTTCATCACAACAGTAGTATCTGCTCCGGGGTCTCCAGAAAGAACAATCTCAACCTCATCTGCGGTAGCTGTAGCTGCTGTAGTAGCTCCTCCAGACATCCCTAAAGCACCATTGCAAGGGAAAAATCCTTTAAAGCCTGTTGAGTTTGCCGCAGCGGAAATACCATCTACAAATCCATCTGTATCAGCATCTGTACCTATGTCTTGTACATTAACAGCATTAGAGGCAGCTCCAGTAACAGCTATCATCACGCCCATTGGAATAAAATTAGAAGGAATACCAATAGCAGATTCTTTGCCTGTGGTAGCACCGTCAGCAACCGTAACAGTTGCTACATAAGTCTCCATAGACATCGTATTAGTAATTTCACCTGTAGTAGTGCTTGTTTTGATAGCATCAAAGCCATCTTTAGACCGCACTGGGCCTGTAAATGTAGTATTAGCCATATTAATCTCCTGTCTTGGCTAGTGTCAGCTTACGCTGTCAGAAGTTAAAAATATATTTATACCCTTAAGCACGTAATGAGTCAATAAAAAAAGCCCACTAATAAGCATAAAGGGGGCCAGTTAGTGGGCTTCCGAAATACCTAGGAGGAGGTATCATGGAGCCCACATAGTATCACGTTAATTATAGAAATAAAAGGCCCACCTAAGTGGGCCTTCTAAGGAGTCGATACTTTAATTAAGCACCGGGGGAGCCAAACATTCCGAGTGGATCACTCCATCCGAAACTATAACGCTCACGAGCCTTATATCTTGCGTTACCTGTATCAAAATCCCCGTCCATAGAGGTTTGCATTGCGGTACGTACAAAATGTTTAAGACCATTAGGTACATCAGTAGTCAAGAACCATGCATCAGTATCAGTTAGATAGTGATTAATCGCAAATCCTTGAGGAATAGACCCCATAGAACGAAGAGCGTTTACATCATTATCTGCCGTACCTACACGACCTTGAGACTCCATCAAACGAGTTGCTACAAACTGCAAGGCTGAAGGAATAATCAACTTCATAGGGCGAGCAGCAATTTTTAGCCCTCGCTCATCAGTCCAACTACCAATAGTAATGACTGCATTTTCCAAAGAAGTTTCATTCAAGTCAGATGCCGTTGTAGGCTCATTTTGGTTAGTTCCACCAGAAACAAGTGGGTGTGCGGTAGAAAATAACTCAACTCCGTCACCACCAGTATAGTTACTATCGAAACCATTATTAAGAATCGAAGCAGCTTTTACTTGCTTAGTGTAAGCCATTGCACGAGCAAGAGCCTTTGTGTAACGAGCCGATAGACTGTCATACAAATTATCTTCAACTGCTTCTTCAGTAACCGAAAAGCCCATAGCGATGGTCTCGTGGTTATATCTAGCAGTCCAAGCCTCTTGAGCGTTGTCATACGCAATAGCAGAACCTTCATTTTTAACTGGAGCAGCACTGAAACCTGAGAGCTTTACTTCCTCTTCAAAACTACGCTCTGAAGACTCTTGCTCAAAAATCTCTTGGTGCTCTTCTCCGTACTTCTCATACTCCAAACCGAATAACGCATTTAAGCCCGGTAGGAGTTCTTTTAATAACTGTGCTCTTGAAATAGCCATTATTTATACTCCTTATAAACCAGTGCCAACCATGTAAGCATGACCACCCGTAGCAACATTACTGCTCTCGTGCGGGGCGTTCCACTTAACTAGCACTTCTGTGTAATTACCGGATGTATCAGTAGATTCTTCAACCACATCGACAATTCTCATCGGCAAAGATAAAGTAGTAGCAACACTAGTGCTCAAAACAGCAACTTTAGAGTTACCATTCGTAGTGCTACCTGCGTTTTGAACTAATGCAGCATTAGACCCAATGGAGCCATATGCAATACCAGCAATAGTAGTCGTGCCAGATACGACAGCTACTTTCATTAGTACATTAGGATCGTCAACAATATACGCTTGAATATCAGAAGCGGCAGTGCTGGCGGGGTAATACTGCTTAAAAGTTTTTTGGGATGTGCTTGGGTCTGTGTAAGTAACACCTACAAAAACACCAATCACGCCTGTGGCAGTAACAGAAGTAGTACCTGTTTCTTTTTGGATAGTTCCGTCAGCAGCTCTTTTAACAACATCTCCGTTAAAGATGTTAGTAGCGTAGCCGGAAGCTATCTTCATCTGCCTTGTAGAACCCGCATATGGAGTGCCGCCAATTAAATTAATTGGTACTAAACCATAAGGAGCATCGACAGTTGGATAAGCCATGTTAAATCTCCAATTTTAAAAGTAAGTTAATTTCCTTTAGATACCGTTGAGCGTTTATCACTAAACAGAGGCATCCTTGGGTTATTTTCCCTCATAAAGTTATTGTCCACCGACTCTAGCTGTTGTCTATTTTGCGTTTGATAGTAGTCTGTACGACTGTCAACAACCTCTGTCGGTATTTTACAAAGCATTAAGCCTCCGCTTTCTATGTTGCCAGACTTATTTACATTGGAAGTAAGTCCATATGCAGCAACTAATTCAGGATGTTCTTCTGATTTAACAGGTTCCCATCCCTCACGGAATCTAATGGAAACATTGCGAGCGTCTTCTTGCCCTAGTAGCGATACTCTAACCCATCTAAAAGAAAAACCTCTTTCTGGTTTAGGATCGGGTAATTGCGTTGGGGGAGCCCAAGTTTTTTTGCGTGTTGTTCTTGCACGAGTCTTAAATTCTCTTTCTGTACGTTCTTCTGCCATTTCTGTCTCCTATTATTTACTTTCTAACTCAGCAACTTTTTTAGCGTATTCTTCCAAAGGCACATTTAGCCTTTTAGCCAAAGCTACTTGCGTTTGAGTTAATCGAATTTTTTTAGAAGATGGGCTTCGTTTGACAGGTGCAACAACATTAGCAGGTTTACTTTGTTGTAGAGTAACAGTCTCATCTCCGCTTTCCACTTCCCCTTCAAAACGGGTAGGAAAGACTTCTTTCATACGGCTATCAATCCTATCGTAATAATTATCGCTGCGTGGATCAATACCGCTTTTAACTAATTTTTCGTGCAGCCCATATGCTAAGGCAGTCATCTCTTCATCGCTCCCAAACCAAGTGTTTTTCTTAAACCATGCTTCTGCTTTTGCATCTGGTTTAGGAACTTCATTGTTACTGTATACTTGATCTGGTTTTGTTTGTAAAGGTTTTTCTTCTCTATAAGAACGTTTTGATGGATCATATTCTCCATATTGAGGAGCGTAGCTATTCCATTTATCACGCTCAACTGTAGCCTGAGTCATTTTGGTTTGAGCCGCCACAACCTTGTCAGAATCCCCTACTTCATAGGCTTTTCTATATTCTTCAGACGCTGCAGCTAATTGGGCATCTGCTTTTGCTTTAGACTGCTCTACAAGAACATCTTCTCCCTTTTGAAGGTTTTCTTTGAGTTTTTTATTTTCTTCTTGGATAGATTGAGCAAATTTAAACGCTTCTCTAGCCTCTCGTTCTTTAGCTTCTTTTACCCGCCTTTCGTCATGATAGGCTTTTTTGAGCTTACCTATACGATTTTTAACTTTATCTGAATAATCTTCTAATTCATCTGCAGAAGGTTCAGGATTATTATCCTTTGGTAAAGGCTCTTTC